CCGCCGATTCCATTGACGGGAACCAGTGACCAACCCCTTTTCGATTGGAAACCACGGGCGTCTTGCAAGAGTTCAGGCCCGAGTCCATGGCGTGTTGCATGTTCTGCTGGTGGGTACACCATTCCAGGTTTTCAGGGGATGGGTTCGACTTGTCGCCATCCTTGTGGTTGATGCATGGGAGTCCTTCTGGGTTGGGAACGAATACCTCCGCCACCAAGCGGTGAATCAGGTAGGCCTTCGCCTTCCCTTCGACTTTCAAGATGATTCTCGGGTAATCCTTGGACTTTGCTCGCTCAACCAGTCGCTCCTTGAAAAATTTGGTTATCCCAGCGGAATTCGTGGCGTTATGGGCTATGCGCTTAACCCGCCCCTGAGAAGACACCGAGTACCGTCCGGCCAATGTCTTGCTTTCAGCCCATATCTCAATCATGCCGCCGCCTCCCATTGCTCTGGCATTTGCCCTTTCGGTTCAGTCCACCGAACGTCCTTCTCTGCTCCGAACACGTACATGCACTCGATCACGTCGCCCAGCTCAGCCACGGTCATGCGCTTGGTGCTCTCCCCGAGCATCACCACACCGCCGTTGATGCCAGAGGCCATACGCACCTCTTGCCGGGCGGCAGCGGTCATGAGGGCTTTCCAGTCCTCGCTGTCGAGCTTCTGCATGACGCCGTTGACCGGCCATTCGACTTGGCGGGAAATGTCACCCAGCATTGCCCAGAGCTTGGCGTTCTGCTCCAGGGTGCGGCGGGACTTGACCGGGCGGACGATGATTTCGATTGCTCCGGCAACCGCCAGATCGGTGGCGAAGAGGTATGCCAGTCGGCAGACCTCACGTACGCGGCTCGGGCCTGATGACCAGAAATGTCGCGGCTTGGCGAGTGCGTCAGCCATGAGCCACCCCCAAGAACGAATAGCCTTCACGGCCGTTATGCAGAACCTTGGCGGTGTTGAGCAGGGTTAGGAGTTGCTCCCAGGTCAGGATCATTGGGCGCTCTCCTGTACTTTGCGGTCGACACAGGCCACCCATGCGGACGATCCGAGCTGATTTGTTTGGGCGCAAAGATGGTCGGGGGACTGCTTTGGCTCGACGAGATTCCAGCCGATGAAGCCGCATAGGGCGAAGAAGGCCGCGATCAGCAGGCCGTAGAAACCGCCTTCGAGTACTGCCGGCAGCAGCGAAATCCGATTTACATTGACTTGGCTCATGCTCGCTTCCCCGCCGATTCCGCGATCAATGCCATGCGCTCAAGGCGTTGCTGGGCCTGACTGTTCAGGTTCATGCCGTCGGCCTCGTCTACCACTGGCATGCATACGAATCGGATGCCGGCCTTGGTGTAGGCGTGGGCCAGTTCGAGCGCCTGGCGCAGTTGTGCTGGGTTTGTGCGGTTCATGGCTTCACCCGAATCAGAATGTCCTTTGCCGGCTCTGCGAACTCAACCTTGGAGACGGTTACGCGGGACGACCAGCGGCGGGCGATTCGCTTGTAGATGAATACAGGGAGGATTTGGAGCCAATCGCGCATCATGACTTCACCTTCACGCCAGCGGCTTCGAGGCTCTTGGTAAGATCGCTGATGTACTTCGACTCGTTGAAGCAACCGCCCTCAACATCATCGAAGTAGTCTTGGTATGCCTCGGAAAAACGATCTGGCAGCTCAATCACCAACGCTTCGCGGGATGCCTGCCATGCGTGCCACGAGGTGTTCAGGACCGGATAGTGATATGCATCTGGCTCATCCGCGCTTCGCTGCAAGGGTTTCATGGTTGCGGAATTGATAAATCTGGCCAGTGCCCACGCCTCAAACTCTTCACGCATCTTGTCGTTGCTCATGGCTTCACCATCCGGCAGACCAGCTGCATGTCGTTGAACTGGGCGTGGAACTGGCGGGCATCGTCTCGCTGCTCGAAAGTGAGCTGCAGCAGGATGAACATCGCCCAGAAGCCGATACCGAATACCCAAAGCATTAGTCTTTCTGCTTTCATAACGAAGCCCTCCGCTTGCTGCGCTCAGAGGCGCCTTCGAATACCAGGCCAATACCGCGGCCCTCTCTCAGCCGATCCACGCTGCGATCACCCAGCACCGCGCCCAGCTCTTTGGCGTCGATGTTGGAAATCACGATGGTGGGCAGCTGCTCCTCGTACCGGCCGTTGATAACCGCGAACAGGGTCGCCAGCTCGAACTCGGTCGGCTTGGTGGCGCCCACTTCGTCGATGATCAGCAGCGAAGGGTCGATCAGGCTGGCAAATGCCTCCTTCTCGGAGTACTCGGCCCGGTCGCCGTAGCTGCCCTTGATGTATTGCAGCAGACCGCCCACGGTGCGATACACGGCTGTCGCGCTGTGGTGGGCGATGATGTGACCGGCGATTGCCGCTGCCAGGTGCGTCTTTCCGGTGCCGGGCGTGCCGCTCATGATGATGCAGCGCCCATCCTCCAGGTGCTTCGGGAACGACTTGGCGTATTCGAAGCAATTGGCCAGGTTCGCCTTCTGAGCTTCGGTTTCAGCATGGAAGTTGGCAAAGGTCTTGCTTATGAACCGTTTCGGGATCATTGAGGCCCCCAGCTTGCGCTCCAGGCGTTCTTCGGCGATCCGGGCATACATCGCACGCTGTTCGTCCTGATCGCGTCTCAGCTGAGCGTCGGCGGCGCAGCCGGGGCACCCAGATGCGGTATCAGCATTCTTGCGGATGATTGCGGCATAGGCGCCGTGCGTTGGGCACTCGGCCGCCTGCTTGGAGACAACACCGAAGCGGCGCTCAAGGTCATGCACGGTCAGGTCGACTTTCGGGGATTCAGAAGTCATAGGTGCCATCCCCGCGCGGCGTCAGGCCGGCCTTGTAATCGCGAGTGTCGAAGCCGGTGTGGCGTGACTGCGGGAATTGGTGAACGTTGCTAACAGGCTGAACCTCGTCCTCCCAGCGCTTGCCGTTGAGCCAGGTGGCCGGGTGCGGGATGAACTGGCCGCCGTCCTTGGTCCACGCCAGAGAGGCGCATTGCTTGGCCAGGCCCTGGGCGATCAGGGTGAACAGGTCGTCAGTGACCTTGAGTTTCTTCCACGCCTTCTCGGCAGCCGTCTTGCCCTTCTTGTTCGGGTAGAGCTTCCAGAACTTCGGGAATAGATCGTCCGCAGGCGCTTGCGCCGTATGCTTTTGATCTATTGGTTCTTGGTTAATGGTTAGTGGTTTATGGTTAGTGGTTAGGTGACCATCCGTGCACGCTTCGTGCACGAGTGGTGCACGGTCCGTGCTTTCTGGTGCACGCTTCGTGCGACGAGTCGCTTCACGCTTTTCGGCAATCTCTTTGTTTTTCAATGCTGTAGCGTGGTACGAGGCAATCTCGTCCTGAATGCGAGCCTGAACGTAACGACCATCCACCAGATCGAAGAACTTGCGCAAAACAAGCTCAACTGCTGCGATTTCGTCACTATTTCTTGCCCAGCACCAGTCGATTGCTTCTTCCATGGTAGGAAAACGCTCACGGTCGTAGCACGCATCGAGCAGCAATGTGTAAGCGCCGTGCTCCAGCATGGTGAGCCGGCCAGCCTTCTTGTGGTAATCACCGATGTTCCGCTTGAAGTAATGCATCATGCGACCCCCGATTCGTGCTTAAGGACCGCACGCATCAAGCGCCGCTTGGCATTGTTTGCCTCGCTCCTGGCCTTATATTTGTCGCGGAATTCATAGAAGCAGAATGCCTCCAGGTTCTCGTACAGCGGGTTCTCGCGGGTTACGCGGCGGCCGCCATTGAAGCCCTTGTCGTACAGCGCCATGCGCTCTAGAAGTGCGTACTTGGATTTCCTGAGGGCGTTTAGCGCCGTGACGTATTCAACTGCGCGCAGGCCAACGATCTCTAGCTGGCTCATGACTCGATCCTCACGGTTTCAGCGATCAAGGCCCGCTGATGTCGGAGCAGGAACACCTGATGAAGCTTGGCCTTGCGCTGCTCATATGGCATACCAAGATCAATCAGCGAGGTATTAAGGCGCTGCATGTGTTCCACGGCCTTTATCTGGCACGGGGTAAGGGCGTCACGAATCGGTTGATCCTTCGCCATGCCGTGCTCCGCTCGGTACTGGCTCGAAGTACGGCCAAGCACCAGACGGTTAATGAGGTTGAACTCATTGCTGAAGACGTGCGGGGCCAAGTCTTTGTCATGCGCCAGACGCTGATATTTGATTGCTTCGCTCATGAAGGGCGCTTCTAGTCGCGCGATCTGCCGAGATGCAGATGCCTTGGCCTGATCCGCGACGGACTCTTCCAGCTCATTAAGGCGACGCACTACCAGCCTGCGAAGAGAGACGCTATATCCGGTGATTAGCGTCTGGGTCAGTTCTCGGTCAAGGGTGTACTTCGTGGTGTACCCGCGCTTGTCGAATGACTCGGTGAATTGATCCCCCAAATCTGGGTCATCTTTCAAAGCCTCCAAAGTGGCACGGATGTCACGGATTACGTGATCGTGTCGCTTCCCGGTCAGGTCAGCGATCTCTCGGCTGCTCATAGAAATTACTCGCGCCACGACATTCGTTTTCAGAAAACGTGGCGCGGCGTGAATTGACTGGGTATTGACATTGTTCTGTTCAGTACGCATGATCCGCCTCACAGAGCGTTAAGTTATTTGCTGCACAAGAAGCCCGGCCGCGAACCGGGCTTTTTTGTGCCTGCGTTTTGGTGGTCCAGCTATTCGAGGTCTTCATCAGGCCCTCCCCCTCCCTTTTCAGGGACTGTCGAGTCCCTCTCGGGCTCTCGTCTTGCTACTGGCAGGTGCCGAATCTTTCCGGCTCCTTTTGGCCTGGTCTTCTCGAAGAAACGCTCACTTCCGAGCTTTGCGGCGTACTGCTCTGGCGACATTCCTGCTGCCTTTGCCAGCCGTTCAAGCTTTTCGTAGAGCCTTCCATCGATCCCGTGGCAGATCGTGGTTTCAGGCACTCTGGCCTCCTTCAGGGACTTCAGGCGGTATGGCGTTTCTCGGTAACATCCTGTTCAACGATGCTTTCCAGCTTTTCCTCCACGCACATGCGCACGAACACAGCCAGCTGCAGCTTGTGTAGGCGCGCCACGGCTTTCAGCGCTTCGTAGGTCTCGTCGTCATACCGGGACTTGATCTCCCGGTCTTTCAAGTGGCGAGGCTCGTCGTACATGTTTCTTTCCTTGTGGCTGATGAATGGGTTTAAGCGGCAGAAAGGGATTCAGCCGGGTACAGGTCCGGCCGCAGCTCATGACGAGAAACGCCAGTAGCTTTTTCGATTTCGAGAACTCGCTCAGCGGGCACGCGCCCAGAGGCGCACATTTTCTGCACCGCTTGAGGCGTGACCTTGAGGTGGCGAGCCAGGGCTGATTGACCGCCCGCGGCTTTCGCTGCTTTACAGATCGGTAGGTTGTCCATTTTGGACCTCAAAGTTACAGTTACAACCAAAGGTTATCGTATGGTTGCGGAAACTACAACTGAGATTCGCAGTGACGCCTACAACTTCGGGTTGCATCATTGCGGGATGACTACATTAGGAAGGCGCATTGCGCTAAAAAGAGAGCAGGCCCGCTTGAGTCAATCCGAGCTTGCAAGAAGACTCAAGCTGACTCCCCAGGCGGTCCAGAAGTGGGAATCTGAGGTGTCAGTTCCGCGCGGTCGTCGGCTGGATGAGATCGCCTCGGCTCTTTCAACAACCGTCGGCTATTTGGTCACCGGCGACTCACCATCAAGGAGCGGGCCTGTTCAATCGAACGCCGAGATCATTTCTTATGGCATTGACGAATGGGACGACGACACTCCGCTGGATGACGAGGAGATTGAGCTGCCTTTCCTCAAGGAGGTTGAACTGTCAGCAGGAAACGGCAAGACCGCAGTTCAGGTCAGCGGCACCAGGAAGCTGCGATTTGGCAAGTACACAGTCAGGTCGATGGGCGTTCAGCCGGAAAACGCGGTATGCGTGCGCGTCTCAGGGAACTCGATGGAGCCGGTCCTCCAGGACGGCGGAACTGTTGCTGTTGATACAGCCAAAAACCGCGTGTCCGAAGTCGTGGATGGCAAGATGTATGCGATCAATCACTCCGGACAGGTCAGAGTCAAGCAGGTCTTCCGCCAGGCTCGTGGCGGGCTCAAGCTGCGCAGCTTCAACCGAGAAGATCATCCCGACGAGGAGTACAGCGCCGAGCAGCTTGCCGAGGAAGACATCGTTCTGATCGGGCGAGTGTTCTGGGGCGCCTCATTCTTCTGATTTATTGCTGATTTTCAGGCAGCCCCCTCACCCATCCTCGCCAGAACATCCCTCAAACTCCCAATGCCCGCTTAATGCGGGTTTTTTTTCGCCCATCCCGCCAACCTTAAGTTACTGATTTTCCTGAGGCTGTAACTTTATAGAAAATATCTACAACCAAAGGGTTGCGCTCTGTAACTATCGGTTGTAGATTTAACCCATCGAGACGCGAAACAGCCCCTCAACAGGCCCAGCGGATCGAACCGCTCTTTAGATGCACCGAACCAAACCTGCCGGATAACCACCGGCCCAGATTCAAAGGCAGCGATGAGTCGGCCTTAACGACTCAGATGGGTGGCCACTACCCAAGGCGCGCAGCGTAAAGCGATCAAAAATAGTGTTCTGGCGGAGTGAATCGCGGCCAGTGAGAAAGATTTCCAACCCGACTTGAGGGCAATAGTCGGGGGCGGGCCAGATGTATTGGCGGGAAATTCCCTACCAAATGGGAGATTGCGGTTACGCCGAACACCGCAGATTTCACTGGCAGCCCTTCTTACGAGGGGCTGACGGGAAATCAAACGCCCGGAGGGCAAAGCAATGTTCAACATGGCAACCATGGCGGCTGACGAATGCCGCGCTAAATATCAGGAGCGCACCTGGCGTCGCTGGGCTGATAAAGCAGGTCAGATCCTCGGTCGTTACGTGGAAGAAGGCTCCAATGATGAAGACTTTCTGCACGACCTGTATCTGGATGGCTCATCGCCTGATGAAGCTGCAACCGAGATGCATGCTCAGCAATCCGCAGCATGACGATTTCACTGGCTGGCCTTGGCGACAGGGGCATCCGGAAAATCGAACGGGAGTTACAGCATGAACCTCACAGACAGCAAGCAAGACAAGCGAATCCGATCTGCCCTGCGCAGCGCTGACAAGAAAGGCCGCCTCTCAGTAGTTGCGGCGGTGACCGGGATCTCAGGCGGCGAGAAAGAGCTGCGCCGAATCATGAAGGGTGGCGAAGAACTGACCATCATGGATCGCGGAATGCTCGCGATTCACCTGAGCTGAACCGGGCATTTACTGATGCCGCTTCTATGAGGCGGCATTGGAAATCAACCGAACACCCCCGACAAGGAAACCCCCATGAAAGCAACCCACCTGACCACCTACAGCAGCGGCGATCTGGTCATCAGCAGCCCTGATGAGTCGGTGGTTTTGAAACTGGCGGCACTGGCGATCGGCGTGAAGCCTGTTGCGGCAGCAAGCAACATCCCGGCTATCGGCGAGTACTGGCCCGGCCAAGGCGGCGTAAATGCTGGTCTGATGCGCGGTGAGAACGGAACGCCAGATTACTGGCTGATCGTGCCGACCGATGAGTCAGTAAAGGGTAATAAGCTGGCATTCGGCGGCTACAAGGTGGATGAGCCGGAATCGGCAAGTCGGCGGGATGGCTTGGCGAACACGCTGCACCTGGTCGAAGGATCAGATACCGAGCACCCAGCTGCGCAATGGTGCGACGGCCTTACGGTTGAGGGTCACAACGACCTGTACCTACCAGCCATTGACGAGCTGGCGCTGTGCAGGGCGAATGTCCCGGAGCTTTTTGAAAAGGAGTGGCACTGGTCGAGCTCGCAGCGCTCCGCCAACGGCGCATTCATTCAGACCTTCGCTGGTGGCGTTCAGAGCACCGGCGGCAAGGACGACGCGCTCCGCGTCCGCCCCGTCCGCAGA